ACCAGATGCATTACCGGTGATACCAGAGAACCGAGTAAATGCTTCCTTGAACAATGCTTCAGGACCGATGCGGCTGTTGTAGGTTGACTTCATTGCGAAGATCAAGCCGGTGGGCGAGGTCATTGGCTGAACCGCGGCGACATCGTATGCCATTAGGTTTGGCATTGCGCGACGGACGAGCGAAATGAGGATAGGATCATATCCTGCAAGTCCCGACGATGTGCTGTAGTCAAGACCTGCTGCACCGATTCCGTTAGAAACCGAAGTTGCTTCGCGAAGTGCTTGCTCCTGATTCTCCAGGAGGATTGCCGTGACTGCACGGCGGTAGTTATCCTTGATGGGCGAGAGGCTGTCATGCTCCATGACTGGCTGCCACTTGCGCTCAAGTTGTTCGACTAGTGTGAAAGTACCCATTTCTATTTCTCCTTGATGTTAACAGGTATTACCTGCTCTTTAGACCTTTGCGTGACAATGCAGTTGTGTAGTGCTGCATGATTGAACTTACTGGTGCTGCTTCTTCTACAAGTTCCTGCTCCTCATCACCTGAGTCGAGAACGACCTCTTCGATGAGGTTCTCGGTCATTGGTGCTGGCTTGCGGACCTTGCGAGCATTTCCAAAATACGATTCCTTGAGGACTGCGAGTTTCTCCTCAAACATTGCCTCTGAGTCGAACTCCATGCCCTCTGCAAGAGTGCGGAGTTTCTCAACCTGAGTGTCTGCAAGACCATCGCAGTGTGATTCAAAGATGTCGTCGCAACGGAGTGCTAGGATTTCCTTGCGGAGTTCCATGTTCTCTGCAACGCGCTCGTTGATCTCATCCTTGAGTTCCTCGTTCTCCTCTTCCATGTCGGAGACGAGATCGATTTTTTCCTCTGGAATCTGAACATAGTTCTGTTCGAAGACTGCCTTGATTCCCTCAAGGAAGTTCTCAGCGATCTCGGTCTTGATGCCGCTCTCGGCAACAAGGCGGTTCTCGTTGAGCCATTCCTCGGCAATGTAGGAGATGTAGTCGTTGATACGACCCGATAGTTCGTCAACGATCTTCTCGGTGTTCTCCTGAATGGTCTGCTCGTAGGCTTCCTCAAGGCGCGAGACGATTGCATCGTAACGCTCGTTGATGGCTGCTTCGAAGACAGCGATTGCCTTGGTCTTGAACTCCTCGGACAAGTCCTCTCCATCGAACATGGCGGCAACATGCTCGCTCATGGTGAAGTCGGTCTTGTCAGGAATCTTTGCCTTGCCACGGAAAGGAACCTTTGAGGCAATCGTTGCCTTGTTGGTGCCAGACTTGTCATCCGTTGGACGGACGATCTTGGTCTTGCCACCCTCGGCATCCTGATCGTATGTCTCAGAGTCGAATGCTACTTCGTACTCCTCGCTGACATCCTCATCGTCCTCAAGTTCCTCATCCTCGTCAATGAGTTCCTCTTCCTCTTCGGAGAGTTCCTCTTCGTCGGATTCATCCTCGAAGTCTAGTTCGTCTTCCTCGTCAACGAATTCATCTTCATCAACTTCTTCCTCGTTGATGCTTGCTTCATCTTCAAGGATTTCTTCTTCTTCGAAAAACTCTTCTGGCTGTGGCATGAGAAATCTCCTTTATCTTCCCATATGTATAAAACTTAAAGTTTGGAAATGAAGTCCTTGAAGACTTCTAATTTTGCCTCGTCCAACTGACGAGAACTTGCCTTCTTTATTACATTCTTGTAGGAAGCGATGTGCTTCTCCTGAAGAATGCCGTTGTTCCAAACCCACTCCTTGCCTTCCATGATGCCGTTTACGAAGGCATTTGGGGCTGAGGGATCTGCAACTATGTCAACGGTGGCAAGGCTGAAGTCGTCTTGAACTTCATTGACTCCATTCACTTGCTTTAGCGAACCCATGCCGCGCGAGGAAACGCCGAGGCGAACTCCTTCGTCAATGAGGTTCTTCACGATGTTTCCGTATGGTGTGTCTAGGATCTTTGCCTTTCCATAGACCACGGTTCCGTCCATCTTCATTTCCTTGATGATGTGCGAAACGCGATCAAGGTTCAGCGATGGTCCTTGGGGATGCCCTAGTTCTCCGAGAGAACGGTTTCCCTTTACATAAGTCTCGTTGTACTTCTCCACCTCGCGCTCCATGATGGCAGATGGATAGATTCTTCCGTTCTTGTTGATCTGCTCCGATTCCATGAAGATACCACGGATGAAGTAGTTCTTCTTGCCGCTGCCAGCATCCTCGACTAGGGTTTGAATATTGTCTTCCTTGTGTTCTGTGATCAGCAGCATGGTTTTCTCCTTAGCGGAACATTCCCTTGTTCTTGGTCTTGGCAGCCTGTGCGGGGGTCAGGTTTCCCGACTTGACGGCAGCATTGATGCGTGAGCCAAGGACTTCAGCCTTTGCAGTCTCGCGCTTGCCATCCTTGTCAAAGTCTGCCTTTGCAACTTGCTCAGAAACATCATTGAAGAGTTCTGCTGCCACCTCTTGCTTGAGGCTGTCAAGTTCGTCAGAGACGGCTGTGAAGAACAGGTTGTTTGCTATTTCCTTGGCAGAGACGAAGTCTTCGTCAACGATTGCCCTGATAAGTTCGTTCGTTTTGCTCATTTGTTTCTCCAATGTGGATATTTATTCTTTCTTCTTGCTAGACTTTTCCTTGGGGGGTGGAGCCATCTGTGCTTGCATCTGTGCCTGTTGCATCTGCTGCTGCATCTGTACATCACCCGTCATCTGCTGCGTAGTCACCTGTGTGCTTATCTGCGTGGGCAGGACTCCATCGGGATCAGTCTGCTTCTCACCTTCGATCTCGTTTCCTACATCGGCAATCTCATCATCCGACATTCGAAGAATGTTCTTCTGAATGAATCTCTTGGAGAAGTACTTGCCGAGGTATGGATCTGCCGAGTTCACAAGGTTCAACCTGTTGGTGAGGATCTCATTCTCCTTGGCTTCGGTGAAGTACGAATCCTTGCGGTAGTTGAACCTTATGCTCTGCTGAAGGTATTCCCAATCGTCCTTGGTGATGACACCCTTGAGGATCAACTGGGTCTTGAGCAGTTCCATGAAGAGTTCGGAGAACTTCTTGCGAAGGCGTTCGATGAAGCGGAAGAACTTGAGTTCGTCACGGGTGATCTCTGCCTGTCTTCCCATGTTGAAGCCGTTCTGATCGGTTTCAAGGCGGGAAGTCGGGACATTGAGAGACTTGTATAGTTTCTTCTGGAAGTAGAGGACATCGTCCATCTGCCCGAGGTTCTGCCCGCCTGGCAGTGTGGTGACTTCGGTTCCCTTGCCACCTTCACGGCGAGGCATCCAGAAGTCCTCAAGCATGGTCATGTGCCTTCTCTCATCCTTGAGTTCTCCTGTGGAGGCATCATAAACCAACTTGTTGCGGTAGCGGTTCATGATTTCCTTGAGATACTGCTCTGCCTTCTGCTTCGGTAGGCTTCCAACGTCGATGTAGAACACCCTGCGTTCGGGTGCGCGCGACAGACGATAGATGACAACTGCATCCTCAATCATCTTGAGTTGATTGAGCGGCTTGAGAGCCTTGTGGATGTATGAGAGGACTCTCTTCTTTCCCGAATCAAACAACCCGCTGTGGACATAGCAGATTGAATCTGGGGCTATCCTCACACCCTTCATAGGTCCAGCGACCGAGAATGCAGCAGTGGTTGAGGATGTTTCCTCTCGCTCGTTGTAGATGAAGAACTCGTCCACTCGCGAGACTAGATCGGCATCCGTTTTCTTGTCCTTCTTCTTGACTACGTTCCGCACCTTGCGGATGTGGGTAGCCTCTATGGGACGAATCTCGACAAGCCCCTTCTTGGGGTTTTCCTTGTCAACGATCTTATGGAAGTACAGCCTACCGTCGATGTACCACTTTCGGAACATCTCGTATCCGCGATCCTGAAACTTGAGAAGTCTCAGGATCTCAGAGAACTCGACTTCGATCTTCTCCCGAATCTTTGGTGAGATGGTCTTTTGATCGATCTGAATCTCAACGGGATTCTTGTTGTCTTCATACACGATGGATTCATTGCAGATATCATCGATTGCCATCTCCACCTCTGGATAGAGTGCCATCTCGCGATACTTGCGGATCATGTCGCTGGTAGCCTTTATGCCACCATCGAAATCCATGTATGAACTGAAATACACACCCGATGAAATAGGCAAAGCCCCATCATCGAACTGAGGAGGAGCAAACGATGCGTTTGCCGACAACTCCTGCTGATTCTCCGTAGGGGCTGCTTTGCCGCCAGAGCGACTGAGAGTATAACCAAAAAGTTCAAATGCCATTCATCACTCCGTTTTGTTATTAACCAACACCAGGCGTACCGATTGCTGTCGGTGGGACAGATACAACACTCTGACTTGCACCCTGTGTGAGCGGAGCAAGACCAACCTGATTGCTCACTGGAGTCACAAGACCCTCGTATGGAATGAAGTAGGAGTAGGCAAGAGTCACGGTGAACTCTTCGATCTGATCCGTTGCTTCATATGAAAGTTCGATTGGCGAGATGTCGGTTGGGAAGCAACCGATCAACTTGTAAGCCTTGATGGGCTTGCCGTTCCTGTCCAACTGATTGACTGTCCAGTCGGCAAATGCCGTTCCTGCGAATGCATCGAATGATGCAACTGCGGTGTTGCTTTCCATTCCCTGCAACGAGTCGAGCCATCTCTCAAACCTGTTTCGCAGATCGAATGCAGAGTCGTTGATGATCGTGATCGACCAATCTGCAAACTGACGATCTCCTGGCAACTTGATTCGTCTGCCGCGATATGGCACTTCGATGACTCCAAGAGCCTGACCCGGAAGGGATGCTGCCTTGACAAGGAATGGAACCTTGTCGTTGCTGCCCTGCGGACCGATTCTACCGTCAACTTCGAAGAGCGATGGCTTGACACCAGCACCGACCATCTTGCGAGCAAAGTTGTTGATGTTCATTCTAGATTCTCCCTGTTATCTCTATTTATTCGATTACCGTTAGATTGAAATCACTTCTTGCCGCAATGAAGTTCAACTGAATGAAGTTGATGGACTTCAATGGCTTGATGTAGATGTCTGCAACGAACTGATTTCTGTCGATCACTTGTGCAGTGTTGTTGGACTCGTCACACACGATCTTGAAGTCGGAGATGCCACGCTGTGCGACCACGCTTCTTAGATATGGTGTGATGAGATCGCGGAACTGAGCGCGAGTGAACTCGTCATTGAACTCGAACAACGAGTACTTAGCAGCCTTGGCAATAGCCTTCTCAAGGGCAATGAACACTCTACGCACGTTGATGCGGTCGAATGCGCTTGGCTTTACGAGGAGGGTCTTGTCACCAAACAGCACGGTTCCTGTTCCATCGTTAAACTCAGTGAAGAAGTTGATCTGATTCTTGTAGAGTTCGTCGCGATCAACCTTGGTGAACTTAGTCTCAAGACGAATCACGTTCTTCAACATGCCTCTGGTGAATCCTGCTGGAGACTCCCAAGGAATCTCCTGAGCGCAGAGAATGCCAGCGACATCGGATGAAAGAGACATCTTCCGTATCTGATTGTTGAAGGTATCGAAGAACAACTTGCGCCCCGCAACAAGCACCGTGTACGAGTTGCTTGGGAGGGTGAGGTTGTTCTTTCTAAAATTGATTGCCTTGGTTGTCGATGTCGCAGTGTGCTGCGTTGATGATGATGGAGATGGAGTTGGGACGACAAACAAAGTGTCCTTCCTTGGTTCAATGACTGAATCATAGATGGACTGCTCTATCAGAGTTGTATTGCTGTCAGCATCATTGGTTAGGCTTGATTCTGGAAGGAACAGAACATCAACTGCATTGTCATCGTCCGCAAAGATCGAATAACCTTCGATAAGTTCGGACTCAGTTGCAGCAGAAACGCTGGATTCACCATACTCAAGGATTGAATCGTAGAATCCAGTCCTATTGTAGGTTATGCCACCGATGACGTACCCGCTGTAGATGTCTCCGAATGCAGTGGTTGCAGTAGAATCTGCATTGCCGCCACCGGTAAATCCAAATGCTTTCGTGCAGTAGATGTACCTTGAGTTGTTGTTGATGTAGTCCTTGTAGTATATCGACTCATTGTTCAGGTTCTTTGCATCGACTGCCTTTGAAAGCAGTTCGAACTTCTCAAGGACTGCCCCTCTTGGACCAAACTTTCCTTCGACATCCACAACAGCGATGCTGATCTCGTCGTTGCTTCCACCAACCGATGATGCAAACTCCGATGTTCCTGGAGTCTTATCGAAGATGAATGAACCTTCGTAGTTGACATTTTCGGATGTTTCCGTGGTCGATTGTCCACGGAAATCACCAAGTTGGACTATACCATAGGCAAAGTTGTTTCTGATACCAGTTATTCCACCCTGGGAATCGAAGTTGACCGTTGCTAGTGTCTTAGCACCATCTGTACCAATGGTAGTAAGGCTTCTGGCACCAGTAAGCCCACCGATCAAGTTGACCCAACCAAATCCATTGTTTGGGCTTCCATCCAAGAATGATGGTATACCAGACCAGTTATTGACATAGTACATTATTCTATACTTGTCACTAAAGACAGTTAGATCCAGTGATGGGGATACACCACTATTTAAATGATCTGCCCCATTTAAGCCTGAATCGAATATGCTACCGAAAAAGTTCGCAGGTATACCTGGACCCGGCGAAGGCAAAATTCTGTAGATTGTCCGTTGCCCTAATGTACCGAAAGTTTTGGCTTGTCCTGGTCTAAAGTTGGGAAAGAAGTTGGTATTATCGAATTCCCAGAAGAGAATGTCAACTTTACCTGTAGTAGAACTTGGTGCAATAAACGATGACAAATATGGACTGCCTACTATACCAAATTCGTGAATTGGATTTGCTTCTCCAGCATCTGATGGAAGTCTGAGCGGAATTACATTGATATTGTTCCCATCGGGATTCCGCCCATCTTCCATCAGACTTCGGTTGCTTGCGGTTGTTCCAGTAGCATATAGGAATTTTCCTGCTGGTGCAGAACCGTTTTTTGTGCTAACTTCAGATGTGAAGAAATTGATGAATTCCTGTGCGCTGTCAAACTCAGGAGGCACATCAAAGGTGAGCATTTTCCAGTTGAATACACCAAATGTCTGACCGTCATTTGGCACAGATATTGGTCCACGTTCAACAGGAATCTCTTCTCCGGTTGGATTGCCGTTTTCGTCTTCTCCTGGAATAATATCAACATAGTAAGCGAATAGTGTGACTCCAACAGATCCAAAACTTATACCGGACATAGTTGCTACATTGGCATATCCACCAGAAACCGTATAGTCTCTGAAACCAGCATTTGTACCTGTGGTGGTTATCAGTGTTTCCGAAGTAACACCGTCAAACACAATGACTCCAAGTGCATTGCCGAAGTTACCTGGATAACGAGCCTTGAAGAATGATGTTGGTTCAATGCCGTTGTTTCCTGAGAAACCGCCCAAGTCACGGAAAGCATCTTCATTCTCAATAGTTGCATGGGTAACGCTGCCGATCCAGGTTATGCCAGGATCGGCAGAAACAGCATTGTAGTCTCCTCCCTGCACAAGACGAACAAGCCGTAGGTTGCTTGAATAGCGGAGGAAGTTCGATGCAGCAAGGAAGTCTGAATTGCCAGCAGTATCGAACTGATCAAGCGTCGGCTTGCCAAAGATTTCAGCAAGTTGACTCTCTGTGCTTACGGT